TATGTCAAATACTTCAAAAATAATTAAGCGGCTTGTGAATATAGGTGTTATAAAGAAGGTTGATAGACAGGGTAGGACGATTAGACCGGTGTACATCAATTTTAGGAATCTGGAGTGAACATGGCAAAGTACCGTAAAAAACCTGTAGTGATTGAAGCGACGCAGTGGTTCAAGATGGGCGACCATCCTGCTGTAGAGAAGCACGACCGAGAAGAAGGTTTTGGAAAAGTTTACACGCTGGAAGGTGAGCACATTGTCACGCCCGGAGACTGGATCATTACTGGCGTTAAGGGCGAGTGCTATCCATGCAAGCCGGACATTTTTGAGATGACTTACGAAGCTGTATAAAAATTTTTTGGCTCCGCAAGAATGAAACTTGAAGAATTGATTGATAGTCTGCCTGAGAACGAGAGGGATATGTTCTTGGCTGAGGTGGAGGAATATAAGAGCGCGATTGTGCGGGAGCGGTCGCAGGCGTCTTTTATGGAATATATCAAGACAATGTGGCCGGGATTTGTGGGTGGTCGTCACCACTCGTTGATGGCAAAAAAATTTGAAGACATCGCCAACGGGAAAATTAAGCGATTGATTATCAACATGGCTCCGCGTCATACGAAGTCAGAATTTGCTAGCTATCTACTTCCCTCTTGGTTCCTTGGCCGGTTCCCTAATAAGAAGATCATTCAGTGTTCAAACACCGCCGACCTTGCCGTTGGTTTCGGTCGAAAGGTGCGTAACTTAGTTGACTCTGAGCAGTACGCAAAAGTCTTTCCTAATGTGGCTCTCCGTCAGGACTCAAAAGCTGCTGGCCGTTGGGCTACTAGTGGTGGTGGAGAGTACTTCGCTATCGGCGTTCAAGGTACTGTGACGGGTAAAGGTGCGGATCTATTGATTATTGACGATCCACACTCTGAACAAGAAGCGGCATTAGCTCAAGGCGACCCTACTGTTTTTGATAAAGTTTACGAGTGGTATACATCTGGCCCTCGTCAGCGTCTCCAGCCGGGGGGAGCTATTGTTGTCGTGATGACCCGTTGGTCGGAAAAAGACCTGACTGGTAGGATCATCAAAGATGCAGCAAGTAGGGATAAAGGTGAGGAGTGGGAGGTAATTGAACTCCCAGCAATCATGCCGAGCGGCAAACCTTTGTGGCCAGAGTTTTGGAGCTTAGAAGAATTAGAGGCGTTGCGTGATGAACTTCCACCAATGAAGTGGAATGCTCAGTATCAACAGCAGCCTACAGGTGAAGAGGGTGCGTTAGTTAAGCGAGAGTGGTGGAAGAAATGGGAGAGTGAAGATCCTCCGAGGTGTGAGTTCATCATTCAAAGTTGGGACACGGCATTTACGAAGAATGAGCGAAGTGACTATTCTGCGTGCGTGACTTTAGGCGTGTTTCACTTGAATGAGAACCCCGAGGACATCAACATCATTCTCTTGGACGCTTTTCAGAAAAGGATGGAGTTTCCTGAATTGAAGGAAAAAGCTTTCAACCACTATAAAGATTGGGAGCCTGATGCTTTTGTTGTGGAAGCTAAAGCCGCTGGCGCACCGCTGATTTTTGAGCTTCGCCGAATGGGAATTGTGGTGAGTGAATACACGCCGTCCCGGGGAAATGACAAGTTTGTACGTCTAAATTCAGTGACTGATTTATTCAAGTCGGGTAAAGTATGGGCACCTGATACGAGGTGGGCGCACGAGTTGATCGAGCAGATGGCTGCGTTTCCGAACGCTGACCATGATGACTTGGTTGACGCTTGCGTACAGGCATTGATTCGTTTCAGACAAGGTGGATTTTTGCGGCTTGATTCAGACGAGCGCGAAGATCTAGTCGGCTTTAGAAAAAAGCACTCTTACTATTGAGGCTCGCATGGAAAAATCTTTATACGAAATGCCCGTTGGCATCGAAGCTCTGGAAGGCCCAGAAATTGAAATTGAAGTTGAGAATCCTGAATCTATGTCTATTGAGATAGATGGGATTGAAATTGATCTGACTCCACCTACGGGCGGGGGAGATGAGTTTGACGACAACTTGGCTGAGTTCATTGACGATGGAACACTGGCCACGATTGGTTCTGATCTGATTGAAGAAGTATCAGCCGACATTAATTCTCGCCGCGATTGGGTGGAGATGTATGTCAAAGGTTTAGACGTTTTGGGGATGAAGTATGAAGAGAGGACGGAGCCTTGGAATGGAGCTTGTGGCGTATTCTCAACCATACTCACCGAGGCGGCTGTTAGTTTCCAAAGTGAAACTATCATTGAAACGTTCCCAGCTGCGGGCCCGGTCAAGACGGAAATTATCGGTGCAATTGACCGTCTTAAAACTGAGGCGGCAGCTCGCGTCCAAGAAGACATGAACTACAAACTCACGGAGCAGATGCCTGAGTATCGCCCTGAGCATGAGCGTTTATTGTTTAATTTGGGTCTTGCTGGATCTGCCTTTAAAAAGGTTTACTACGATCCAAGTCTTGGCCGCCAGACTGCTGTGTATGCGCCAGCTGAAGATGTGATTATTCCTTACGGCTCTAGTGGTTCACGTACTGCTGAGCGCGTGACTCACATTATGCGCAAGTCTAAGAATGAAATTAAGAAGCTGCAAGTTGCAGGTTTCTACCGTGATGTAGATCTGGGCGAGCCTAGCATTTTGCACACAGACGTTGAAAAGAAGAAAGCCGACGAACAGGGCTACTCACTGAATGACGACGACCGTTATCAAATTTATGAAATCCAAGTTGACTACGATCTGCCGGGCTATGAAGACGAAGATGGAATTGCTAAGCCATACATTGTTACGATTGACGTCGGCACTAGCAAGGTTTTATCTATCTACCGTAACTGGGCTGAGGATGATGAGCTCTGCCTTAAGCGCCAGCATTTTGTCCAGTACGATTACATACCCGGCTTTGGTGCTTATGGTTTTGGTTTCATACATCTTATTGGTGGTTATGCCCGAGCCGGCACATCTCTTATTAGACAGCTTATCGACGCTGGCACGTTAAGTAATTTGCCCGGCGGCTTGAAGTCACGCGGCCTGCGAGTTAAAGGAGACGACACTCCTATCGCTCCGGGTGAGTTCCGTGACGTAGACGTACCAAGCGGCTCTATCAAAGACAACATCATGACGCTTCCATACAAGGAGCCGTCACAAGTGTTGGCTGGTTTGTTGGATAAAGTCACTGAAGAGGGCCGACGTTTGGGATCTATTGCTGACATGAACATCAGCGATATGTCTGCTAACGCGCCGGTTGGTACTACTCTGGCTTTGTTAGAGCGCCAGTTGAAAACGATGTCTGCTGTGCAGGCTCGCGTTCACTACTCTATGAAGCAAGAGTTCAAGCTCTTGAAGTCAATCATTCGTGACTACGCGCCAACAGAGTATGAGTATGAGCCTTCTTCTGGCTCACGTATGGCTAAACAGGAAGACTACGACATGGTGGATGTTATCCCCGTGTCTGATCCTAATAGCTCTACGATGGCTCAGCGCATCATGCAGTACCAAGCGGTTATGCAGATGGCGCAGCAAGCTCCACAGATCTACAACTTGCCTAACTTGCATCGCCAGATGATTGAAGTTTTGGGCATTAAGAACGGCGAGAAGCTTGTACCGACACCAGATGATGAGACTCCACGCGATCCTATCTCTGAGAATATGGCGTTCTTGAAGGGTGAACCTACTCGTGCGTTCATTTATCAGGATCAAGATGCCCACATTGCAGCTCATACATCCTTCATGAAGGATCCGATGATCGCTGCAACGATTGGCCAGAACCCAATGGCTCAGCAAATGATGGCTGCTATTCAGGCACACATTGCAGAGCACTTGGCGTTTTCATATCGCCGCAAAATCGAAGAGCAAATGGGCGTTCCATTGCCACCACCTGACAAGGAATTGCCAGAAGACGTGGAAGTTCAGCTGTCAAAACTGGTTGCCGAAGCAAGTACGCAGCTGTTGCAGTTGAATATGGCTCAGGCTCAGCAGCAACAGGCTCAACAACAAGCTCAAGATCCGCTTATTCAGATGCAACAAGCTGAATTGCAGATCAAAGCTGAGGAAGTTAAGCGTAAAGCTGCAAAAGATCAGGCTGATATGGCTCTGGCACAGGCTCGATTGGCGATTGACGCTGAACGAATCAAGGCAGAAAGCCAGCGAGAAAAAATGCGCTTGCAGGCTCAAGAAAAACAGAACGCTCAGAAGATCAAAGCTGACGTTATTACCAAAATGACGCGAGGATAAATGACAAAACCCCTAGTTTCTCTGTTAATGCCTGCGTATAACTCGGCCAGATATATTAAATATGCGGTCGATAGTGTGCGGAACCAGACTTATGAGAACTGGGAGTTAGTTATTGTTGACGATTGCTCTGATGACGGGACATGGGAGATAGCAAAGATGATGTCTACCTATGATTCCCGCATCAAAGCGTACCAAAACCCAGAGAATTTGGGGATTGTTAAGAATCGCAAGCGCGCATATTCATTATCTACTGGTGATTTAGTAGGTCACTTTGATAATGACGACATATTAGAGAGATATTCACTGGATGAGATGGTCAGAAGCTTTGACCAGCTGCCAGACGTCATGTTAATTTACACAGATTTAGCTCAAATTGGGGAAAAAGGCGAGCATCAGCTGTACTCAGAGAGCAAAACTTTTGATCCTAACGTGCTTTACCAGCATGGATGGCGGCATTTTGGTATGTATCGCCGCAAAGTAATGGATCACATAGACGGATATAACGAAAAACTGGTCAGTGGCTGTGAAGATGGCGACCTTTTCATGCAGATTGCAGAGAAATTTCCCATCGCTAGGCTGCCAAAAGTGCTTTATTTATACCGCGCACACCCCGGAAACAACAGTAATAACAACAAAAAGTGTGAGACATGCGAGGAAAGACCGGTGTGTAACTACGTAAGAGTGTGGAGTAAAACCGCTAAATACGATCCTATTACTTTTAAACCACTGGAGGTGGAACATGGAACTTAAGATTTTTGAACTATTGAATAGAAAGTTCAATGAACAGATTGAATTTTTTAACCAATCTTTGAGTGACGGTGTGGCTAAAGACTACGCTGATTACAAAGAAATGTGCGGAGTAATTAAAGGTCTACGAACCGCGCAGTTTGAGCTAAATGACCTTGTAAGAAAAATTAAGGAATCTGACGATGAGTGAATTTGATGTGTCTGCTGTTGACCTATCGGGTTTATTAAATAAGAACCCAGAGGAGAAGGCTCGCCAAGTGCCTGATCCTGCTACTTACCACATTCTTTGCATGCTGCCTAAAGCAGAAGAAGAGTTTAGCGAGACTGGCATTTTGAAATCTGCTACCGCTATGCACCACGAGGAGTTACTTTCTCCCGTTTTATTTGTGGCAAAAATGGGCCCAGACGCATTCAAAGACGAGAAGCGTTTTCCCTCTGGCCCTTCTTGCAAGGTCGGAGACTTCATCATCACGCGCCCCAATACTGGGACACGTATGAAAATCCACGGTACCGAGTGGCGACTGATTAACGACGACAGCGTTGAGGCAGTGGTTCAGGATCCCCGTGGAATCCAGCGCCCTAATTTCTAAGGAGTAATTTATGGCAAACCTTGATAAAGAAGAGTTTTCCTTCCCTGACGAGGAAGTGAAAAAACCAGCCGCAGAAGATGATGGCGGTGTAGATGTAGAGATTGAAGTCTCTAATAAGAAAGAGCCTGTCGCGGCTAAGGATGACGATGACGAGATTGATCGTTACGACGAAAAGGTCAAGAAGCGGATTGCTGATCTACAGTCTGGTTTTCACGCCGAGCGCCGCCGTGCGGAAGAGGCTGCCCGTGAGCGCGAAGAGGCGATTGCTTTTGCCCAGTCAGTGGCCGAAGAGAACAAAAAGCTCAAAGGTTCACTGAGCGAAGGCCAGACAGCTTTGCTAGAACAGGCCAAGAAAGTAGTGTCAAACGAGGTGGAAGAAGCCAAGCGACGCTATAAAAATGCCTATGAATCTGGTGATTCTGACGCTCTGGTAGAGGCGCAGGAGCTGCTGACAGCTGCCAAGATTAAGATGGATCGCGTAAATAATTTCAAGCCCGCTTTACAAAAAGAGGAAACTGAGGTAAAAATCGCACCTAGAGAAGTCCCTCGTCAGCCTGAAGTAGACCCTAAAGCTGCTAGATGGCAAAACGAGAATTCTTGGTTCGGCAGCGATGATGAAATGACCAGCTTTGCTCTGGGCTTGCACACTAAGCTCATTAAGTCTGGGATAGATCCAAACTCTGACGAATACTATGCGAAACTTAATTCGCGAATTCGCCAAGTGTTTCCAGAGAACTTCGATCTGGAAAACAACGAACCGGAAACTCGCCAGAGTCAATCCGCTCCTCGTCAAAAATCGAATGTCGTCGCACCTGCGACACGGAGCACCTCATCTTCCAAGATCCGGCTCACTCC